TCGAGGGCCTGATCCGCATATTGAAAAAAACTTGTCTGGTCCACTTAGACATTATTTGAACGACAGAAATGGTGAAGGAACTGATGCTAATCCGAAGCAATCAGGTCAAATTTTAAAAAATTTTTTACCACCTGAATTAGGTGGAGTCCCTCCAAAAAAAGGTATTGCCGCAGGTCATAAAGGATTTCAAGCACCACGTTATTACATGCAGTCGCCTTATGATATATACGGTTTTCATCAGGGTGTGACGGGTGCAGGTGACAATTTTGTAAGATCATCAGTAGGTGATGATGCAGAAAAAAAGCACGTAATACTGTATACGATGGCAGTTAGAAATATTAAAGGAATGATTGTAACAAACGAACACGTTCCTAGATACATGAAGGCCGTCGGCATGTCTAGCATAGATTGGGACATGGTTGGTGTTGTTGGATTTAAAAATTACGTTGATGACCAGGGTCAAGCTTCAGTTAATTTTCCAAATAAACCTTCTTCTTGGTATAAAGAAAACATAGAAGAAATTAAGGCATTAATTGGAACCTATAACGACAGGGTATCATTGAAATAATTAATTGATGCCAATATTGGGGAAGCTAATTTACTAATCACATAATTATGCGCAAATGGGCACGTTAAGTTTTAAAAGCGTTGGACGTACTGCGCAATCAATTGCACAAGAGAGCGTTGAAACTACGCCAATTCCAATTGGAATAAAAACCCCATTGCAATTAAACTCAATTGATGGCTTCTTTGAAATGCATTATTCGCTAGAAGATCAAATGGCAGACAATTTGAGAAATTTACTGCAGACAAATTTTGGTGAAAGAGTCGGATTGTACGACTATGGTGCAAATTTAAAACCACTGACAGTTAATTTTAGTTCACAAGATGATTTTGATGCTGAAGCATTAACCAGAATATCAAGTGCCATATCACGATGGATGCCGTATATTGAGCCTATAGACTACATTTCTGAAGTCGATAGATCACAAAAATTAAATACGGCTTTAATTAGAATCACAGTTGGATATAACATTCAAAGTTTAAATGTTCAACAAAGAAAAGTTCAACTATTTTTATATGTAATTTAAAATGGCGACCAATAGAAAAATACAATTGCAGCAAGTGCGAGAACGAAGATATGTTGCTAGAGATTTTGATTCATTTCGTGCAACGCTGTTAGATTATGCGCGTCAATATTATCCTGATAAAATTCAAGATTTTTCTGAATCATCTGTTGGTGGATTATTCTTGGATATGGCTGCGTATGTTGGCGACAACATGTCGTTTTATTTAGATCATCTTTATAATGAATTACATTTTGAAACAGCGGTAGAACCTGTATCGATTGAAAGAGCAATTGTAAATTCAGGTATACCAATCAATGGAACAGCACCTGCCACTGCCAATGTAACAGTTTTTATAGAAGTACCCGTAGCCGAATTGGACGATGATGGGCCTGACATATCTTTGCTTCCTATTATCAAAGCAGATTCAGCGTTCTTTTCACAAAATTCTGTGCCATTCAATTTAGTAGAAGACGTCGAATTTTTAATTGATTCAGATGATGGAAATTATATTTTGAATCCTGAAGTACAAAAGAAAATTGGAAATACAAACACGAGCGGTCAAATTACATCATATGTTTTGTCGTTATCAGGATTGTGTGTTTCAGGTGAAGTTGCAACAGAAACATTTAATATTGGAGAATTTTTATCTTTTAGAAGTTTAACTCTATCAAACCCAAATGTTACAGAAATAATAAATGTCTTTGATGCTGAAGGCAACACATATTATGAAGTCGGTGCATTAACACACGACGTTGTTTACAAAAATGTTCTAAACACAAATAACGACAATGATATTGTAAAAGATGCTTTAAAAGTCATATCCTCACCATATAGATTTACAAAATCTACAACGCTTTTAGATCGTCAAACTTTCTTAACGTTTGGTGGCGGTAACGCAGACACACTCGAAGATGATATCATTCCAGACCCATCAGAGTTCGCCATAGCCACGCCGTACAGCAGGACAATATCAAGAGTACCGGTCAATCCTCAAAAGTTGTTGACAACAAACACATTAGGAGTCGCAGCCGCCAATACTACATTGACAGTCGTTTATCGTCACGGTGGTGGGTTAAGTCACAACGTACCTGCTAATGGAATCAATAGCGTTCTAAGGTTGACAATAGAATTTCCAAAAAATCCAAGCCTTAATTTGTCAACCGCCGTAAGAAATACAATTGAAGTTGCAAATGCAGAACCAGCAAGTGGTGGTGAAGATGCGTTGACAACGGAAGAATTGGTTGCTTTAATTCCTAGCATTAAAAATTCTCAGGAAAGAATAGTAACTAAAGAAGATTTATTGGCAAGAATTTATACCATGCCATCAAATTTAGGAAGAGTTTTTCGTGCAGCGATTCTGCCAAATACTAATAATCCTTTAGCAACACAGCTTTTTATAATTTCAAGAGATGCCGACTCTAGATTAGTACCTTCTCCTGACACCTTAAAGATAAATTTAAAAAAGTATTTGAATGCATATCGAATGGTATCCGATGCGATCGATATATTGGATGCGAAAGTTATTAACCTACAATTAAAATTCTCAGTTGTCGTAGATCCATCGATAAATAGAAATAGTTTATTGGCGGTCATTTTGGCATCTTTGCAGGATAAATTTGATATTAATAAATTTCATATAAATCAACCAATTGTAATATCTGAAGTCGTCAATACGATATATGCCGTGCCTGGAATTATAGCTGTTGAAAATGTTCAGTTCGTTAATGTAAATGGCACAATAAACAATAGACTGTACAGTAACGAAAGACATGATATTAAAAATTATACCCGCAAACAAATGATTTTTCCACCATCGGGTGGAATATTCGAGATACGATATCCCGACGTGGACATCATAGCTAAGGTGGCAGTGTAATGTTAAGAATATTAAAAGCAGACAAAGACACCTACATCACAAACAAATATATTGATGGCAAACCTGCCGTCAGTGGCAATGTTGGTATCGCAGGAACGCTGGATTTATTTAAGTTATATGGTGTTACAATAGTCGTTTCAGGCAGCACCAGAACGCCAAAAACAGAATTGTCCAGAGCATTATTGCATTTTGACTTGGATCCTTTGCGTACTTTGGTTAATGAAGGAAGAGTCGATGTATCTCACGGCAGTTTTAAGTGTTTTTTGTCCTTAAAAGACGTGTATGGAGGTCAACCCACGCCAAATAATTTTACCTTAGATATTTTTCCTTTGTCGGCGTCTTTTACAGAGGGTCTTGGAAAAGATGTTGTGTTTTATTCTGATGAAGACAAATGCAACTTTTTGTCTGCTTCGTCGGATGCTATATGGGGCGGAGAAGGATGCACCCGTGCCTGTTTCTCGACGGGTTCAGGTGATTACATAACAAGTTCTGTTACTATTGCTGACACTAAGGCATTTCAGACATTTACAAAAGGCACTGAAGATTTACTGGTAGATGTAACAAAAATTGTTTCAGCAACAATAAAAGGGGATTTACCTGACCAAGGATTTCGGTTGTCATTTACACCTACAATTGAGTCAAATACAAAGACTTTTTTTGTTAAAAGATTTGCAAGTCGTCATGCATATGACGAGAGCAAGCATCCAAAAATTATTGTTAAATTTGATGATTCAATATTAGATGACACTTCTAATTTATATCTGGATTCTCCAACATCTTCAAGTTTATTTTTATACAATTATGTGCATGAGCAATTAACGAATTTAATTTCAGGTACAACAAGTTTAACAGGATCAAACAGCGTATTGTTAGAATTGCAATCTGAGATTACAGGAACAGGTAAATACTCATTATATTTTACTGGCTCACAACATAAATTTGGGAACAATTCGGCAACGGGCATTTATTCAGCTTCAATAAGTTTACCTTTTACGAATACAAACATAAAAACAAGTTATGACCTGTCAGGTTCAGTAACATTTACACCTATTTGGACATCATTAGATAGGACAGTCACTTTCATCACAGGTTCTGCTGTCGTCGCAAGAGCACCTGACAGAACATCGTATCGATTGAACCCAAGACGTTATAGTGTTAATGTAACAGGCATTACAGCTGATTACTCTCAAGATGAAGAAGTTACGATGAGAGTTTATATTTTTGATGGAAATGATCCGCAGATTATTGCAAAAAGATTGCCTGTTGAACTACCGGGTCTTTCACTTCGTAATGCGCACTATGCGATACGTAATATTACGACGGATGAATACGCTGTTCCTTTTGACACGACTTATAATTCAACAAAGATAAGTAGCGATTCAAAAGGAATGTATTTCAACTTCCATACTTCAGCTTTAACATCATTAAATGTATACGCAGTTGATATAATGCTTGTTATTGACAATCTGCAGCAGAAATATTTAAATGCATCTTCTCCATTTAGGATCATAAAAATTTAAAGAGATATGGCAATAAAAAATACACTACCTTATACGCCTTCATTTTTGAAGGCCGCGCTGTCTGACACAAGGCCTGCGCAATTAACCTTTTCTGATGTAGTTGGTGTGGATGGTGGTGGATCTAACATAGCTAGCACGTCTTCATTTAAATATGAACCTTTGGATTATGGATTGAAGTCTACGCAGCAATTAAATGTAGATTGGTCAAAATTTGAAAATCATACATTTTTTTCATCGGCGGAAGTAAAAACCAATGTTGCATTTGATCAGGTAATAAATGGTTTTCCTTTTGATGGTAATAAAAAAGAAGTTGAAGCTTTCTTAGATAAGTTAAGTGGATTTGAAAAATGGATATTCGATAATTTCCCAACCTTTGCAGGACAGCTACATTTTTCTGGCACGCAAACATCTGAGACATTGCCAACTCTAGGCGTGTATGTTATTGTTAAAGATATTGCGGGGTGGTTGTTTCCAACGTTGGCAAAAAACAATTCGGGCCAGTCTATTTTAAATCCTCCACCCAATAAGTCTTTTACAATTGAATTACAAACGTATATTCCAAACATAACGAACAGCCGACAGGTCGTTCTTCAAAAGCAGTCTGACGACAAATTAGAAGGCTTTACTTTTCATTTAGAACCTTCTGCGACCAATACTGTTAAAGGAATTTTTAGCATTGTATCAGGTGCCGTCAACAATCATGTCGAGGCTATCTTAACAAAAGGCAGTTTTAATCATGTTTGTCTTACGTTGAACAGGGATTCGGGTCCTGATTATCTTCAATTTTTTGTTGATTCAAAAATTGAAAACACAAGTAAGTATCAAAAAGAAATTGGGCTGTTGTCTCAGCGTTCAAATTTATACATTGGATCTGGCTCATCCTTTTATGTTACGGGAACTTTACTGACACCTCAGCAAACATTTAGTGGCAGCCTTGACGAATTAAGACTATTCCATTCAACAAGAAGTGAAAAACAACAGCAGTTGTATGCGACAAAA